TTATAAAGGTGGAAAGATCTTTTTCTGCAAGAGTCCTGATCCATTCGCCCTACAGTACTGTTTTGAACAACTGGTAGAGCCGGACGGAGACTTCTTTTTTGTCTATTTTTCCGACGATTCGTGCCTGTCTATCCGTCGCGGTGCCACCATTGATCGTTACAACCTCGATATTTCAAGTTGTGATGCATCACATGGACCCGCCGTCTTCGAGACACTACAGAGGCTGGTGCCTGAACGCTGTGAGCACGACATGAAGATGCTCATTGACCAGTGCCAGTTGCCCCTTCGTGTTGTGTCCTGTGCCAACAGGAAAAACGTGGTTATCCTTAAGCCCAAACGCCCCATGTTGTACAGTGGTAGCACCATAACAACAGCAATCAATAATATTGCTAATGTGGCCATAGTAAAGTCCATCGTCGACCGAGGTTATCAAGGACCCAGTGATATTGAGTTGGGCGCCAAGAATGCCGGCTACATCGTGACAGGTTGTAAACCTTTAGAATTTGTAGAAGACTTACAATTTCTTAAGAATTCACCTGTCCGTGATATGCAGGGCAACTGGCGACCGCTCCTCAATCTGGGTGTTTTACTGCGTGCTTCCGGCACTTGCAAAGGTGACCTGCCTGGAAAAGGTAGTCTCTATGAGCGTGCGCGCTGCCAACAACGCGGGCTATTACGTGGCTCTTACCCCCGAACTTCATTCACTATTTTCAATAATATGGTTGAAGCTATGGGTGAGGGAACCGCCTACCCCTGCGATTTAGACTTTGAGTACAAAGTCGTTGACAATCCGCTGTACCCATCTTTCGTCGCCGATGATACATCTGTTTATTTACGGTATAGACTCACACAATTGGAGATTATTGACTTGCTCGCTAATAGTCACTCTGATGTCTTTACTGAATTTGCGAGCCCTGGTGCTAGTAAGATCCTTTTTACTGATTATGGACTCACTAGTGTGGATCATCTAGGACAATCGATTTAATTCGCTTGCATCCTGATGGGTCGTTATCCCC